GCAAGAGAGTCGTCAAAACTCAATTAGGTCAGAATTTGACGTAGACATTGACGTTCGCCCTGACACCGACAGAACCCGTTACGGTGTCAGGGCAATGGTCTACAATGAGAAAACAGAGAAAATATTACCACATCCATCTGGGATTTATATTGAGTATGTTCCTATTGACCAGTTAACCGGCTTGTGTGCATTCGATTATAAGTATGGGTCTGAAAAAGGATTCATGAAGATCGATATGTTTAACAATACGGCTTATGAAGGTTTCAAGAACAAAGACGAGGTTCTCGATGCGGCGCAAGGAGATGTTGATTGGTCTCTTCTAAGAGATCCTGATGTTGTCAGGGAGCTACCTCACATAGCAAACCATTTCGATCTTGTGTCAAGGATAGAACCGAAGAGCGTTGAAGACCTCGCTGATGTTTTGGCACTTATTCGACCCGGTAAAAGAGACCTTACCGACGAATATATAAAAGACAAAAACAAAGTGAGGAGAACACTCTACAAGAGACCTAGGGGCGATCTCAACTACTTCAAAAAGTCACATGCGATATCATACGCCATGATGATTGTGTGTTGTATGTATAAGATCAAGAACAAAGGTGGTATCGTTTGGTGACCTGTCAGGTAGTAGCAGTGATACGTCCAACCACATGCCTTTTTGGGGGCTTTGAATGAAGTTGCATGTTCTCTGTCCCCTTGGTATGTTTCTTGTTCAATAAAACAGGACTACCCATGTCCACTTGGGGAAAGAACTGTGATTTGAAAACAGAAAACCTTTTATGAGAGAAGTACAACTTCCAGATAATAACAACCAACCGTATTTCGGGGTTCTCATTTGTGGTCAGGTCATAGAATATTATGTGTTTCGGTGTGGAGAAATCCACAACACCGACGAGAGTTCGACCGGAAACCACAACAACGTCCATAATGTTTTTATTATTTGTCTCTTCTGTCACAACGTTTGACACCATTCAAAAAATTTCATATACTGTGTGTAATTTGTTATAAGTTTATTTATGAGGGTAATTTGTATGGGGGTGCGACAAACTGTACTCAATGTCAATGGGCGCGACTTTTCCGTGTTAATAATTGGTAGATACACTTTTAGGTGCAACGAGCAAATACGACTAGGGAGTGTTGGGTGGTTCGAGAAGCCACTTGGTGCTCGTGGGTACATCTACAAGTTGAATGTCAATGCCAAAGCCCCAGATCTATACAACTTCGTGAATATTGAATACTTTAGTGTTGATACTGACAAAGAGGCTTTAGGTATGCTACTATCAGAACCCATATCATCCATCAAAGATGTTAAGAGGTTCCTCATGTTATGAATGATTTTGATAAGCTCGTTTCCGACATACATGCGGCTGCTGACCTAAAGAACAAAGAAGCAACCGGTTTCTATGCTGTCCATTGTCCAGTCTGTCAGAAAATGGATAAGAAGACCGGTGGTTTTAAATTTGAAAATGGGTCAATCATTTACAATTGCTTTCGTGGTAGTTGTGATGCAACGTGTGTATACAACGAAGGTGAGCCCGTTTCTAGGAAATTCAAGAACCTGATGAGAACCATCAATGTTCAGATTCCAATGTCTATGACCATGGTGCGGTCAACCTTCAGGCGTGAGCTTGAGGAAACATTAGATGAACGGCTTTTTAAGAAACACTCGTTTTCGGGTATAAGTTTTGATGAGGGAGACCTCACTGATATGATACCTGAATTTTGGTGTGACTGGCTAGACGATAGGGGTGTCTCATTGAAAGGATTTTCTTATATCAGAACCGGTAAGTTTTCTGGGAATCTCCTTTTACCGTTCAAACTATTTGGTAAGACTATTGGGCATCAGATAATAACGAAGCATGGGTACATTGCACTAAACAAAGGGAATAGTCATGTTATCTACTCGCCATCGGGAACGATACCGACGAATAAGGTATTTGTTGTCGAAGGGGCATTGGATGCCAAGTCGTTTCCTGATACAATAGCGGTTCTCGGTAGTAAGATAACACCTGAACAGGCATATTTTCTGAAAGGGAAGGATGTTGTGTTCATACCTGATAGATCGGGAGGTAATAAGTTTGTCAAGCAATTCAAGGATTATGGGTGGTCTTTATGTGTACCGCCTTGGAATGAGAAAGATCTCAATGAAGCTGTGGCAAAGTATGGGGTACTTGTGACGGCAAGAATGATAAGAGACAATATATACAGTAATAAATTAAAGGCTGAAGCCGCTTTCAGGCTGTGGACGGAGGATTAACCATTGAGTGAGATTTCACCAAAAGAAAAACTGTTGTTAGAATATCTATTAGCAGATAAAGAAACGTTTGTCAAGTGTTATACAATGCTCAAGCCTGAGTATTTTTCACCACCAAATGACAGAGTGGTAGAATTCATTCTTGACTACTTCAGAAAGCATTATGGGATTCCAGATGTTGATATCATCGACGCGGAAGTTGCTGTGTCTCTGAAAGAAAGAGATCCGGTTGACGAATCCGAACGTTCCTATCTCATTGAAGAGATTGAGCAACACTGCCAAGAGGCAGCGATGAGTATTGCTGTTCTTGAGGCAGCGGATCTCATTAGTGAGGGAAACACTGAAGATGTGATCTCTCTTATACGGGAAGCCATGTTGGTTAAAGTTGACAAGTCGATTGGGCGTGAGCTTTTTGAAAACTCGAAAGATCGCATAGAACAAATGGAGGACTCCGTAACAGAATATAGTTGTGGTGTCAAAGAAATAGACAACATGCTTGGGTATTTCAGGCGTGGTGAATTCTATATGGTCTATGCTGTCTCTGGTGGTGGTAAGTCAATCTTTCTTGGCAACGCAGCAGCCGCATTTGCGAAGCAGGGTCTTGATGTATCTATCATCACACTTGAACTTAAGGAGGATCTGTATTGTAAACGTCTTGACTCTATGATCGTTGGCACCGACCTAGCAGAGCATAAGCAAAAATCAGATACAATCGATGAATTTTATTCGACACATGGTGGTGAATTTGGTAGTATCATCGTCAAGAAGATGCCAGCAAAGACAACATCATCTGAAATCGAAGCATACCTGATGGAATACCATCTCACAAAGGGAAAATACCCTGATGTGTTGTTGGTTGATTATGTCGGCCTTATGGGTGTTGATGGTATGAGGAACAATAATAACAAATTCGATATTGACCATGAGAAGGCACTTGGTATAATACGGATGGCAGAAACACATAACATGATCACGTTCTCTGCGGGTCAGATCAACAGGGAAGGTCAGGATGTGCTCAAGGTTAACCCATCACATTGTGCTGGTGGTATTTCCTTGATCAATGACTCTGACGGTGCTTTTGCTCTTGTTGCATCAGAAGAAGATCTTGACAATGATCAGGTACAGGCACAACCGTTGAAGATTCGCCATACCAAGAAAAGTGCAGGTGGTATCACAATCTACCGTGATGGTTCGAACATGAGAATGTCTGGCACTGCTTTTACAATAAAACCTGCGGAATCACCATTGACAAAACGAAAAGAAGAGAATAAGATACAACCTGAAAAGAAAAAGAGTGCAAAAAGTAAATTACGAGACGCAATGAAACTGTAGACACAAGAGGGAAAATGATGTATGATTATTGATCTTAAAAATATTTTGGATTGCCTTGACTCTGTCGGAGTTGAAGCTGTGGTGATCGAACCGAGTGAGGACAGTACCGGTACTCTGGTTCGAGGAGCCGACAAGAAGCGAGACATTGTTGTATTTGATGTTGTGGATGGGATTGTTCTGACAGAGTACCCGATTGGTATTCAGTCGGTGAAGGGTCTTCTGTCTCGGTTGTCTCTATTTGACGATGATGCGGTTATTGAACTTGAGGATGACGGTGAGATCGTCATTAACATCAAGATCAAAAAAGGACGGAAAAAGGCATCATACAAATGTGCAGAACCCGAGCACCTGAGTGTACCGAAGTTTGTACCCGGTGAACTCAAAGTAGAGGAAGACAAATCAATTGTGTTGACAAAAGAGTATGTCTCACATCTGTCTCATGCAATCCAGTCAATGAGTTTCACTGGATCAAATGAACAGTCTCTGTCTGTGAAGGTTGACAACCACAATGCAACTATTTCAATCTATGACGGGGAGGATGATTCGTTTACAGATGAACTGAAGGGCGTCGGACTTGAAGCCTGTGAGAAGTCCTCTTGGGGTGTTAAACCATTCCAACGTGTTATGAAATGCTCCATTGAAGGTAGAGACCAAACATCATTTACCGTCAATGAACATGGTGTTGCGGTATTTACAGTCGGTCTTATCGATGTTATCATTTCACCGTTCGCATAAATAGTGTATACAAAAAAATACACTTAAAGTAAAATTAAATTCAAGACAAAGGAAATAAAAGATGAGCAAACTTAAAAACAAACTGAAACTGAAGAACAACATCCGTGAACAGGTCGAGAAAGAAGATCAGAAGTCTGGTGGCCCAGATAAGCGGTTCCTGAACTTCTATGATCTGAAACAGGGTGAGAAAATGTCTGTTCTGATTGTACCAGACCCCAACGGTGAACTGTGGGTGAAATACAAGAAACACGGTCCGAACCTCGGTGTCCGTGGTATGGAAACCATCGGTTGTGCATATCATGCAGGTGGTCAGGACTGTCCGGCGTGTCAGAAAGGTTTTGAGTACCTTGAACTGGCAAAAGAAACCGGTGATGACTCTTACAAGAAAGAGGCCAAGAAGTGGTTTGCTCGTGACTATACAGTGATGAACGTCATTGTTCTCGACTCCCCGATTGATGTGGTTGAAGCTGATGACGGCAATCAGGTCAAGCTGATGTATGTTCCGTATGCGATTGAGAAACTGATCAAGGAACAGATCAAGGAAGGTATCCTTGATGAAGATGAACTGGTTACTACACCACTGGTCATCAAGATGGACAAAAACGGTGCAGGTTTTGCTGACTACAGTTCATCATTCTTCAGCCGCAAGACTGTGACAGAAGAGGAACTTGAGGTCTTTGATGACTTTGTGGTTGAACCTTTCGACCTGATCAATCTCGATACAATCCCAGATGCACCGAGTACCGAAGAGGTTGCGGAGTGGGTTGAGAAAGCAGAACAGAAACTGCTTGATGGGAACGGTGATAAGAAGTCTTCAGGTCGTGGTGCCCGTTCTGCGAATGATGAAGATGATTCACCGAAGTCACGCCTCGGTGGTGTAAAATCTCGTCTGAAAACCCGTAAGGTTGAAGAAGAACCGGAAGAACCGGCATATGATGACGATGTGCCTATGGATCTGAATGAATCTGAACCTGAACAACAGGAAGAGAAAGAAAGTCGTCCTGTTGGGAACATTCGAGATCGACTGAAAAATCTTCGTCGATAATGTAATATGAAAGGGGCTCTGTGAGCCCCTTTTTGTTTTAAGTGTGAGAGAAAGAAAATGAGAAAAGCAGTAAGAGAAAAAATTAAAAGACTTATTATTCGAGAGGGTGGTGTTGTTGACGACAAGACCGACCGTGGTGGTAGAACAAAGTATGGGATCACTCAGAATACAGCGAGGGCATTCGGTTTTAAAGGTGACGTGTTTGATCTGACGTATGATCAGGCAATCTCAATCTACTATCAGCGATTCTATGTGAACCCGAAGTTCTATCGTATCGAACAGGCATTCTCCTCACAGCTCGCTGAAGCAATGTTTGACTTCGGGGTGCATTCCGGTACTCTCACGCCAGTAAAAACCCTACAGCGCGTTTTAAACGCCTTTAACTATGAAGAACGGTTCTATGATGACCTTGTTGTTGATGGCTTATATGGTAATATGACGGAGTATGCTATTACTAAGTTCATTGAGAGGCGAGGTAGGGATGGGCTGAGTGTTCTTACGTATGTGTTGAATGCACTTAGAACAGCATTCCTCTTCGACATAGTGGAGTCGGATGAGTCACAAGAGCGATTCGCATATGGTTGGGCCGTTCGTGTGAATGAAATTGAAAAAGAATTGGGGGTCAATAAATAAGGATAACAACATCAAGGAGTTATCTTTAAAATGGCTAGAAATTACCAACAAGGAATATATGAAGTACAGAACAAGGAGAAATATGTTGGGACAAAAGAACCACGATATTTGTCTTCGTATGAATTAGCTGTTTTTAAGTTTTGTGACAGATCCCCGAATGTGATAGAATGGGGATCTGAAACAACAATAGTGAAGTATTACAATCCAGTCAAACAAAGACTTGCCAGATACCTAGTTGACATATACATCAAGTATAAAGATAAGAATGGTGATGTTCACGAAGAACTCATTGAGATCAAACCAAAGGCACAGTGTAAGCCTCCTAAAAAAGGAAGAAAACGGAAAGATGTGTACGAACAAGAGGTGATGACGTGGATGGTTAATCAGGCTAAGTGGGAAGAAGCCTCTAAGTATGCAGAACAGAGAGGCATGAAGTTTAGAATATTGACAGAGGACTCAATCTTTCGTTAGGGTAAACTAAAGACACTCTCATCCTTATCGAATTTTATATAGTCTTCCATATGATCACCGAGTTCTATATCAAGGTTATCAAATTCAATGCTGACTGTGATATATGATTCGGAGTCATTTTCATATGCGTTTTCTGGGTAATTCACCTCTGTTATGAAACAATTCTTCATGGTGAATGTTTCTGTTATCTCTTTATTAGAATTATACATCCTGACACGAACGTCGAATTTGTAGTCTCTCAGTTTAATGTCATCGTCGAAAAGACCGTCATACTTGTTTAACTGTTTCATCATTTGGATGTAGAGAAGAGTGCTTGTGATTGATTCTTCGTCATCGTGAAAAACCAATGTAACCCCAGATATACTCACATCCCCCTTATTTTTATATGTGAACCCCTTTTGTCTCTGGGAATCAACAGAGAATGATATGGTCGGCCTTGTTAGACTTCTTAATTGTCTACCGAGGAGGTTACCGGTTGGTTCCGGCATTCTAAAAAATTCCGCATAGAAGTTATCAATCAGTCTGTTCTTGTTGTTCAATACGTTCAGATGGTTTTTCATGTTATGATTTCCTCAATAATGATCTCGTCTGATTCATCTTTTATCCTACTGTGAATCTCTTTGATAATGGTATCAACGACACCTGATGGGTACTTAAGACGAATCGGAACCCTGAAAGAAAGACCAAGTACAACGGTGCTCTTATCCGTACCGATTGGGTATGTGATCTCTGGTTCTATTGACTCAAGGAATATCTCGGTGATATAATCTGCATTGGCTTTATCGTCGTC